AGCACCTTAATAAGGTGCTGCACGACAACGGCATTCACGTTCCTGGCTGGGCTGACGAAAAGCCAACTCGGCGCAAGTTTAGCGCAGAGGTAGAAGCGCAAGTCGTGGCCGACTATTTAGCTGGCATGTCGCTGGTGCAGTTGGAGACTAAGTACGGCGAAGGCCAGTACGCGCTGCGGTCGGCAGTCAAGCGTGCAGGGCACAAGTTGCGTGACCACGGAGGCCAGCGACGCAGGGTCTATGACGGCGAGGCTGCGAGAATGGTCTACCTGTACCAGTTGGGCATGTCGCAGCAGCAGATCGCGACGGCTTTCGAGGCCCATCAAACGGTAGTTAGTCGGGTCTTGAGGAAATACGGCGTTGAGACGCGCCACGGCAAGAAAGGCGCTCAGTCGGCGGCTTGGCGCGGTGGTATCGCTTTTAACGCGCAAGGTTATGCCATGCAGCATGTGGACCGCGCCTCGCCTTATTGGCAGATGGCAGCAAGGTCCGGCTACGTGATGCAGCATCGCTTGGTGATGGCTGAAAGCCTTGGAAGGCCGCTTCTGGATAGCGAAAGCGTCCACCACATCAACGGCGACCGCACCGACAACAGACTAGAGAATTTGCAGCTAAGGCAGGGCAAGCACGGCAAGGGCACAGTGATGTGCTGCGCTGATTGTGGCTCTCGCCGCATCGTACACAGGGAACTTGATGATTGACGTGAAACCAAAGCCAGAGACCCGATATTCCTGCAAGGAATGCGGCGTCGAAGTAAAGCGCGAGCGCGACGAGTTTAAACGCGGCTGCGAGTGCAATGGCGGCATTGTGGCTAGCCTGCACGCCACGGCTTACGGCGAGAGCAAGGTGGCGAGCTAAATGGCTGGGTTCCGGTCGGTTAAGCGGTTTGCAGAAGCCGAAGCCGAGGGGCGCTCGCTTGTTACGCATTATCGCAAGAACTTCACGTCAAGCGTGGGGTCTAACTTCTGGCAAGACACCAGCATGACGGCTGGCGGTCCCCCTGCCAACTTCTACGCGGCGACTCCGCTTGAAGCGGCAACGCTGAACGGAACGCGCGGGATTTACCACGGGGATAATAAGTCTCCTTCTGCGAAGTACCTGACGCATTGGGGGGCGATGGTTTCGAACGCGAACCTAAATGGCCCGCTTCATTTGATGGACTACCTGCTGTTTTACCCGTTTGTGGACTCTGACGAGTTGGCAACGCAGGCGATGGACAACACAGCGACTCTGCCGCGCTACACGGACGGCGAGGGCGTCATGGTGATGCCAATCGGGCAATCGACATCAGCAGGCGGCGGGACTTTTACCTTTGTCTACACAAACCAGGACGGCGTGGAGAAAACCAGCCCGACGAATTTGTGTAACTCATCGGGAAATATCACTTACCCGGCAAATGTGACGAAGGGGACGCCATCGGGCGGCGCGAACTCTGGATGGCCGTTTTGTGAACTTGCTGCGGGTGACAGGGGCGTCAGGGACATCAAGTCTGTCACGTATCTCACGACAAACGGCGGCCTTGCTGCCTTCGTGCTGGTGAAGGTCTTGGCGACAAACGTTCTGCGCGAGGCTTCGACCATGTCGGAGGTTGAGTTCGTCACGCAACTGACTCCGCCGCCTCGCATCTATGACGGCGCTTATCTGAACATCCTGATGTACCACCCCGGCAATACGACCGGGTCTACATTGACAGGCTACATCCGCACCATCTGGGACGAAGGAACGTAAAACATGGCGGGCTTTGCCTCCCAAGACCAACTCATTGAAGCCATCACGGTCGATGGTCAGTACCTGCGCCGCGACGGTGCGAAGACCACTGCGCCCGCTCACACGGCCACGGCTGGCTGGCATTTGCTGTCTGGTCTTACCGGGTATCCCGCAGCAACGACCTTTCCAGGCACTGACTTGGTCTGGTCGAACTGCGACGAGAACGTAGGCGACGGCACGACGAACTTCAGCCTGTTGCATGGCGGGGCAGTTTCGCCCATGACCAAGCACATTCTGAACGTAGGCGCGAGTGTCGTGGCAGCGACGGGTGCACCTTGGCAAATCAAGCTTGTCGACCTGCAAGGCTACTACCGCTTGAGCACGACCAACGTCACGGGCACCGGCTCACGCACGCTGGTCAACACGAACACCTTCACGGCTGACGCCCCGACCAACGTCATCACCTATACAAACGACTGGAAGTCGGGAACCAAGGTCCAGTTTACGACCACAACGACGCTTCCGGCTGGCCTGTCGCTTGCAACCGACTATTGGCTGATTCGCGCATCGGCGACGACTGCAACGGTGGCCTCGTCCTATGCCAACTATGTGGCTGGAACGGCGGTAGACATCACCGACGCAGGCACCGGCACGCATACGCTGACCATCCAGATGCCGCGATATACGAACGGCGTGGGCTGCGAAGCCATGTTCGTCTGCCAGACGCAGCCTACAGCGGGTGGCCCGACACTCTCGGCTTCGGCATATACCAACACGGCGGGCACCGGCTCGCGCGCCTTCCAAGGCACGCCAACCATGAACGCGACCGCTGATGCATATGCAACCCGCATCCTGCACTCATCAAACGCTGCCAACCGTTATGGGCCGTTCCTGCCGAAACAGGGCGGAGACACTGGCATCCGGCGCATTGACAGTTTCACATGGTCAGGCGGCACGGCTTACACCGGCACGGGCGTGGTCGCCCTCGCCATCTGCAAGCCACTGCTGGACCTTGCGCTTCCCGTGACCGGCATGTGGTCAGAGCGCGATCTGGTCAACCAATTGCCGAGCCTGCCGCAAGTCATGGACGGCGCGTGCTTGCAGTGGATGCTGATGAGTACCGCCGCGACGACAACGAACTCGCCATTCACGTTCGCAATTGACTTCGGCTGGAACTGAGCAATGCCATCCGCCAAGCAACTCGTCGCCATGTGGGAGGGTGTGCTTAGGCAATACATGGACAGCGTCGGGGCCAATGATTTGACGCCGGAACACGTCGCTTGGCTCATGGAGAATTGCGACGGGGACTACTACCACGCAACGCTTGCGGCTCAGATCGTCTTGAATGACCCACCAGTAACAGAGCCTGAAGCCTGATGGCGCTGATCTCGAACGGCCACCGCTTGGCGTGCAACCCGATGAGGCAACTCTTTGGGCAAAGCACGGCAATAACGACGCCCAGCACGTCAAGCGTCCACCGTGGCAGTTTCACGGGAAAGGGCGCGCTGAATAACTTCTACGCAGGCGAAGCGACTGTTGTCTCAGGCGCTAGCATTGCAAACAAGAATGGCTTCCCGACAGGTGCGGCTAACCCGATTTCATGGGTCCTGCCCATCAAAGCGGGCGGCATGGCAGCACGTCGGACCATCCTCGCAGAAGGTGACCTTACAGCGGCCATTGCAGGCGGGAAAAATGCCGAGGCTGTGATTGCTGGAACGGGCACGCTGACTGCTGTTGGCCAGCTAGTCATCAGTCTCCAGGCTGCTATCGGCGGCTCTGGCACGATCTCAGGCGCTGACCTGAAGGCGTTCTTGAACCTCGCTGCGGCCCTGTCAGGCTCAGGCGGGGCAACGGCTCAGTTAACCGCTATCGGCCACCTAGCAGCGGCTGTAGAGGGCGAGGGCACGGTAGCCGGGACCACGGTCCTGACGGCTCTTGGCACGCTTGCAGCAGCCATCAACGTGACGGGCGATGTGCTGACCACGGGTAACGTCGCAAACGCCATTCTGGACGCTGTGAACGGTGTCGAAGAGGGGCTGACGGTGCGTCACGCGCTTCGGCTCATTGCAGCGGCAACGGCAGGCAAGATCAGCGGCGCGGCTACGACCACGATTACGATCAGGAACGCCATCGTTGACGACAAGCAGCGAATCATCGCCACAGTGGACGGCGACGGCAACAGAAGCGCGATTACCTACGACCTCACGGACAGCTAAACCGTGAGCGGGGACCATTTCCCTAACCGATACTTTCCCGACAACTACTTTCCGGGGCGGTATTTCCAAGGGGGCGAGCAAGCCGCTGGCGCGATGTCTGCCAGCCTGTCTGGCTCTGGCAGCGTCACTGCAACGCTTACCCAAGCAGCAGCGGCTGCGACGGGCGGCTCAGTCATTGGCTGGGATCCGTACTACTACAAGAAGCGCAACAAACGCCGCGACCAACGCAGGGACGTGGTCAAGTTTGTCGAGGAGGTGGCAGAGGCCCCCCTTGCACAAGCCCCTGTCGAGATACGAGAGCAGGCACAAGAGGCGCTAGAGGCCGCAAGGCTCGCGCTGCAGCTTGCTGAACTGGACGCCATGCAAAAGGCGCTCAGGGAGATAAACGAGTTTTACGCCCTCATCCGCGCGGAGGCCAAACGGCTACGCGACATGGACGAGGACGAAGAGGAATTGCTGCTGTTCGCAGCGTAGGAATTACTTGGGACGGGGTGGAGGGACACCCTAGCTATGACACCCACGGGTCCGTATGGGTCGAGCGAGGCAAGTCAACGGGTCGCGTGGGCATCCCCAGCAAGCGCAGGAAGGGTCTGCGACCAAGTAAGAAATTCCCCGCTGCAATAGCAGGGCATGACGAGCCGCCATCGTTAAGGGCGTTGCATAGCCGCCGCCGGGCTTCACCGGGCGACACTCAAGGAAACGAATGACAGAGGATGACAAGCTGTCGTTCTTGGACCAACCAAGAGACGACACTGGAAGATTTGCGTCTAAACAAGATTCGCAGCCCGTGGAAGCCCCACCGCCTGCATCGGTGCCGCCTGCAGAGCAGCCCGCCCCGACACTGGAACCAGCACTATCGCAGCCGGTCAGCGCGCCCGTACAGCCGCAGTCTGGATACATTCCGATAGCCGCAGTTCTGGACGAGCGCGAGAAACGCCAAAGGTTCGAACGTGAAAACGAAGAACTCCGGCGCAAGTATGAGGAGGCGACACGTCGCCCTCCCCAGGCACTGGACCCCATCGCAGATCCAGAAGCCTTCGAACGCTCACTTAACGAACGCATAGAGCGTGTTCGTTGGGACGCAATCACGAATGCCAGCCTTGTTGCTGCTACGCGGCATCATGGAGCCGACAAAGTCAAAGCCGCCGAGGAATGGTTGCAGTCTGAACTGCAGCAGAACCCCGGCATTTGGCAGCAAATCCAACGTCAGCCCGACCCTTACGATTACGTGGTCTCGCAGCACCAGCGAACTCTACGACTGCAGAAGATCGGCGACGACGATCCAGAGCATTGGGCACAGAAATGGGCCGAGGCTAATGGATACGTGAAAGCCGGAACCACGCAGCCACAGAGCGCAGGTGTGTCGGGACATTCCCAACCATCGACACTGCCTAGACCTTCACTCGCATCCGCACCAAGCGCCGGGGGTAAGACCTCGAACGTTCCGGTCGGACCGGGGGAAGCGTTCAACGCAGTGTTCAAATAAGGACACACTGCTATGGCTGAGACAGCCCTTTCATCTGCCTTGGAAAAACAAGTTTGGTCCAAGGACTACCTCGCAGAATACGTTCGCGAGTCTGGCTTTCTTCCTTACATGGGCCGCAAGAAGACTTCGGTCATCTGCACCATGTATGAACTGGCCAGCGAAGCTGGCAAGACGCTCAACATTCCGCTCATCACCAAGCTCAACGCCGCTGGCGTTCGTGGCTCTGGCGTGCTGGACGGCAAGGAAGAGCAGCTTGGCAACTACAACTGCGCCATCTCGGTTGACTGGATTCGTAACGCCGTAAAGGTGCCGAAGTCCACGTCGTACAAGACCGAGATCGACCTGCTGAACGCTGGTCGTGACATGCTCAAGCTCTGGTCTGCCGACACGCTCCGTGCCGACATGATCAAGTACATGGCTGGCCCCACGGTCACCACGTCGAGCATTCCGGCGGTTGACATCGTTGACACTGACGGCAACGTCGTTGTCACGGGTGCAACGGCTGCGAACTACAACACGTGGTCCGCTGCCAACTCTGACCGCATCCTCTACGGTGCGGCTACGTCGAACTACTCGGCAACCCATGCAACGGGTCTGGCGAACGTCGACAGCACGAACGACAAGTTGACGGTCGCGCAGATCAGCCTTGCCAAGCGCATGGCGAAGAATGCGTCACCTGCAATTCGTCCGTTCCGTCTGGAAGATGGGCGCGAGTACTTCGTGATGTTCGTGGGCGCTCGCGCGTTCCGCGACCTCAAGACTGATTCGAACATGACAAACGCCAACCGTGACGCTCGCGCACGTGAAGGCAACGGCATGGACAACAACCCGCTGTTCCAGGACGGCGACCTCATCATTGACGGCGTCATCATCCGCCAGATTGAAGAGATTTCGACGCTCATCACAACGTCGAGCATCTTCGCTGCGGCTGGTGCTTCGTCCATTCCGGTTGAGCCCGGCTTCCTCTGCGGCCAGCAGGCGATGGGCGTGGTTTGGGGTCAGGAACCGATGCCGATCACCGACATGACGGCGGACTACAAGTTCCGTCCCGGTGTTGCCATCGAAGAACTGCGCGGCATTGCCAAGCTGCATTTCGGAACCGGGTCGTCCTCGGCTTCGAAGCAGCAGGGCATCGTGACGGTCTATTCGTCAGGCGTTGCTGACTAAGTTTGAGCGGCTGGCTTATGGCTGGCCGCTTTCCCTTTTCTCTTTGGTGAGGACCAAACATGCCTACCTATTCATCGAAACAGTACGCCAACTCGCCAAATGCTGGCGTTGGCGCAACTCCCGGCAACGTGATGGCGTTCTACTGGGAAATCACGACCACGGCGGCTCTGACAACGTCTGACCCGCTCGTCTTCGGTGTCGTGCCGAAGGGCTTCCGGGTTCTCTCGGCAGTCCTTGAAGCCACGGACCAGGACTCGGGCACCACAGTCACCCTGAACATTGGTGACGCTGGTGACGCTGACCGTTTGTTCGCTGCTTCGACTGTGGCACAGGCTGGAACCGCTGACCGCGCTATGGCGGTTACGGGCCAGAACTACCTGTACACGGCTGACACCATCATCACGGGTGTTGCGGCTGCAGGCCCTGCCACGTCGACGGGCACGATTGCGCTCGCTCTGATTGGCCGCTTTGAAGGCACCGCTTCGTAAGCATGAGGGGCGGGCCACAATCCGCCCCTTTCTTTTTCTGACAAGGAGGGTTTATGACCAGGTTCGTTTATTTAGGCGGGACGGAATTCGACGGCACCGAAATGCCCGCATCCGTCACCATGTACGGCATCAAGTTCATAGAAGGCGTTGCCAAGGATGTGCTTCCAGGCAACTTCGCCGACGATTCCAAGTTTCAGCACGCAATCAGCAAGCTGAAGACGCACCAGTTCTTCCAGGCGGTCAACGACGAACCCGGCACGCTTGAAGTGCTGGATGCACCGAAGGCCAAGCGGGGTCGGCCTGCCAAGGTTGTGGCTGACGACGCTGTATTTGTTGAGGACGCTGCAGAGTGAGCCTGACGCAAGAGCGGCTTCGCGCGTTGCTGGACTACGATCCAGAGACGGGGCATCTCACGTGGAAAGTTCGCCCCGTGAAAACGCATTTCGAAGTCATATGGAACAAGCGATTTGCTGGCAAGCTTGCCGGTCATCTGCGCCCGGATGGCTACATAGGCATGACCGTGAACCGAACCAAAATACAAGCCCACAAAGCGGTATGGATATACCACCACGGCGACGGGGCAGTCGTCGACATTGACCACGTGAACGGCATCAAGTCGGACAACCGGATTTCCAACTTGAGGGCTGCTAGTCGCTCGCAGAACATGGCGAATACGTCCCGTCGATCTTCAAACACGTCTGGCTATAAAGGCGTGACAAGAGACAGGCGAACCGGGCGCTTCATTGCTGCCGTCCACCCTAACGGTAAAAAACTGCACTTGGGTGTGTTCGATACCGCTGAAGCTGCACATGCTGCCTACGTCGCCGGGGCGTTGAAGCATTATGGCGAATTTGCGAGGGCGTCATGACAGTCACAAACACGGATTTGTACCAGATCATCGGAGAGGAGCTTGCCATCATAGGCGCAGGCGAAACCCTGTCTGCTGACGTTAGCGACATGATCTCGCGCAGAGCTTCTAAGGTGAGAGCCTGGCTAATCGAAGAGGGGCTGTGTTTTTGGCTAGACGACGCCATCCCCGACGCGGCTGCGCTTCCCTATGCCCAAGTCATTGCAGGCCAATGCGCTGAAGCCTTCGGGCGCGGGCCTAACTCTGACACACCCTATCTGCTTGGCGAGACGGGATATCGTCTGCTTGAGCGTCACGTTTCCCAACGCTCTAGCAAAGAGCCTGTTATGGTGGAGTACTTCTGATGGCGCTAAACACTAACTTCATTGAGCAGCTTACATTGCTCAACAACGAATCCGCTACCGGGTCATACGTCATTGCAAAAGGCGGGACGTATATCTGGGAGGCCGAGGGCACGTTCTCAGGTGCCACGCTGCAGCTTCAGGCGAAGAATGCGAACGGCACCGCCACCGACATCGCAGGTGCGGCGTTGACTGGCGCGGGCTTTGTCTCTGTGCTGCTTGCGGCAAATGCTGAAGTGCGCGTTGCTGTTACGGGTTCGCCTTCTGCCATGTACTCCACACTTGTGGCGGTGCCATAATGGGCGGTGTTCTTCTGCGGCCTTTGACGCCGCTGGTATTGGGCGTCAGTGGAACAGCCGCGAGTGCAGGCGCAAACACAACCGAGAACACCCTTGCGACGGTCACAATTCCCGGCGGGACAATGGGGCCAAACGGCCAGTTGTGGGTCTACACGCTTTGGAACTACACGAACTCAGCCAACAACAAGACCATGCGCGTGCGCCTAGGCGGCGCTGGCGGCACTCAGGCGCTCGCTATCACGCAGACGACCACGACGCAGATGGCTGACTTCCGCATCATCCAGAACGCTGGTGTTCAGAACAGCCAGATCTTCTTTGACCGTGGCAGCGTCCCGCATCCGGGTACGACTTCGGTTGGCACGAACACGACAGCGGCCATCGACACAAGCGTCACCACATCCCTCGTCATCACGGGTCAAAAGGGGCTTGCAGGTGACACGCTTACGCTTGTTTCGTGGTCTGTCCAGCTTATCCGGCCCTGATGCCCCGCGTCCGCATCCCCTTTGGCCGCACCTTCAACAAAGGCCGGTCGAACGCCGCAGGTATGCAGTCTTTGGTGAACCTGTACGGCGAGCCAGTAGACGGCGAGGGGCGGACCGACTTTGTGTGCTATGGCACTCCTGCGCGCTCCCTGTTCGCCACAATAGGCGGGGGAACTGTGCGCGGCATGATTACGGCGTCTGACGTGCATTACGCAGTCATCGGGACGACGCTGTACAAGGTGAACTCTGACGGCACGTCATCAAGCCTTGGAACCATTGAGGGCGCTTTGCCTGTAGACATGGCCTTCAACTCAAACCAGATCGACATCATCGCCGAGGTGAAGTCGTACTACTTCGACGTTCCAACCCTGACGCTTACCGAGCATTCTGGCGGGGGCTACGAACAGGCCACGTCATGCACTTCCCTGGCTTCGTATTCCATCATTGCAGTCAAAGACACAGGCCGGTTCCGCTGGAGGCTGACAAACGTCTTCACCTTCGACGCGCTCGACTTCGCCACGGCTGAAGCTGAGAGTGATAACCTTGTGGCTGTTCGCGCAGTTGCTAATGACGTAGCATTGCTTGGAACGAAAACCACGGAATGGTGGGGGCCTACGGGTGACAGTGGGGCTAACGCATTCGCTCGAACTGCCACGGCATCGGCTAACATTGGCTGCACGTCGCGCGATACGGCTCTGGTCGTAGATAGCGGCCTGACATGGGTGGGGCGGGACGGAAAGGCAGGGGGCGTTTCAGTTTATCGTGCAGAGGGCTATGCCCCGCGCAAGATCAGCCCGCCTGAAGTGGATACGCTGCTGGAGTCAGTAGCAGACCTGTCCATGCTCAAGGCGTTCGCTTATCAGCAGAGGGGCCACCTGTTCTACTGCCTGACGCTTCCTGACGAATGGTCAGTCGCTTGGGACATCTCCACCAATATGTGGAGCTACCGCAAGACGGGTTCTTGGCCGATGGGGTCAGACCCTACGGGCGGGTGGGATGCTGAGACATTCGCCATCAACGGCGTGAAGCAGATCGTCGGCAGTTCTGATGGCAACCTGTATGAGTTGCTTGCCGACAGTTTCACGGAAAACAGCGAAGGCATTATCCGCGAGGCCACGTCAACGCAGATCAGCCACGACGGCAAGCGCGCGTTTATGAGCCGCCTGGAACTCGACATTGAGGCGGGCGTCGGCCTTTCCTCCGGTCAGGGTTCAAGCCCTATCGTCATGGAAAGTCACAGCGACGACGGCGGCATGACGTGGAGCAACCCGCGCAATGCCAGCATGGGGCAAATCGGGCAATACAAGTACCGGGCCGTGTGGAATGCGCTTGGCTCGTATCGTAACCGGATTATCAAGGTCCGCGTCAGTGACCCCGTCAAGGTGGTCATGCTGGGTATGTGGGCTGACGTGAAAGTGGGAGCGCACTAATGAACTCGAACTATCTCAGCATGATGGCGCAGCGTTTCCCGCAGGGCGGTCAGGCTCAACAGCCACGCTTGATGCAGATGCTTATGGCAAGGCGTCAGCAGATGCAGCAGCCACAAGCCAGCATCATGCCGGTGGGCCAGCCTATGCAGCAGATCCAGACCGTTGCACAGCCTCCCATGCGCCCCGGCAACAGGCTGATGCCGAAGGGTATGCAGTCCTACTAATGACCCGCCGCCGCTCCAACGTCCCCCAGAAGATCCACGGCGATGACCGCGAGGTGCTTGGCTTCTACCAAGCCCTGCTGGACTACCAAAAGGGCCTAGTCCCGACAGGCGTTGCGGTCCGTAACCACGCCCTGACGGTTCCAGAAGGCTACCTGGAGTGTGACGGCTCCACGTTCTCTGCGACGACATACCCGAACCTAGCGACCGCATTAGGCGGGACAACATTGCCTGTGCAGGCTGGCTTCGTGATCAAGACCTAAAGAGGGAAAATGCGAAACTTCTACAGGCTATGCGAGGGCATAGACACTGTGTCGATAGTCCATGCCTTGCAGACAAGGCCGGAACTCTGGAACCGCAATAGCCTGAGACGTGATACGGCGGAACTGGCTGAGTGCGACGACATCTGGCTGCGGTTCCCAAGTGCGGAAGGCATCAAGCAGGGGCTTGGTGAGTTTGAGTGTGTGAATTACCCGGCAATGGCAGAGTTGCCTGCGGTGCGTTCCATCATCTTCGGCCTAATGCGCCAGATCGAAGGCGAGCGGCTTGGCCCTGTGATGATCAGCCGGTTGCCTCCTGGTGGTCGCATTTACCCGCACGACGACGGGGCGGCGCATACGTCCTATTACAAGCGATACCAGATTGCACTGCACAGCCTGCCGGGCGTTCTGTTTCGGGCGGGTGACGAGACTGTCGCCATGAAGACGGGCGAAATCTGGTGGTTTCAGAATGCTCTGGAGCATGAAGTGTACAACGGCTCGTCTGACGACCGTTTGGCCCTGATAGTGGACATACGACCATGCATCTGATCAGAGACGCGCATCAGGGCGACATCCCAAACATCATTGAGGGGATCAAGGCGTTTGTTGCGGCATCGTCCTACAAGATTGACACGGTTGACCCGCTCCACGTGGAAAACATGCTGCTTGGCCTCATCAACAGCGGTGATGGATGCGTGGCAGTTCTGGAGACGGACGAGGGGCACTTTGCAGGCTGCTTTGTTGGGCTAGCACACGCGCACCTGTTCTCAGGCCAGCGGATGCTTGGCGAACTGTTCATTTACACGACGCCGAACGCTCGCGGGCATGGCGGCAAGTTGCGTCGCTTCGCTGAAGAGTGGGCGCGGGACAAAGACTGCAAGACATTTGGGATTGCCTATCCAGTGAGCGAAAGCCACTTGGAGAAGGTTTACAGACGCTGGGGCTTTACCCCGTGCGAAACACATTGGCGTAAGGAGTTAAACTGATGCCAGTTGGAACAACAGCAGCAATTATTGGCGGGTCAGCCCTGCTTGGGGCCGGAGCGTCGGTCTACGGTGCCAACAAGGCCGCGAGCGCGCAGAAGAAGGCCGCACAGCAGGCAGGCGACATCCAGCGGCAGCAGTTTGAGCAGACGCGCGGAGACCTTGAGCCATACCGCGACGTAGGCACGAACGCTCTCAGCCGCTATCAAAACCTTCTCGGCATGAATGGGCAGGACGCCTATCAGTCCAGCCTGAACGATTACCAGCAGTCACCCTTCCTCTCCCAGCTTGTCAAAGACACGCAACGCGGCGTGGACGCTTCCAGCGCAGCACGTGGGGGCCTGTTCTCAGGCTCGACGGCGCAGGCCATTGGGGACCGCACGGGGCAACTCTATCTCGGCGACTTCAACAACTATCTGAGCCGCGTTGGTGGCCTCGTAGACACGGGCCTTGGTGCCGCCACGACCACGGGCAACTTTGGGGCAAACGCTGCTTCCGGTCAGGCTAACGCCGCGACAATGGCGGGCAATGCTAGAGCGGGCGGGTACATCAACATGGCGAATGGGGTGAACAACGCATTGAGCCAGGGGGCAAGTCTTTATGGAGCGTACAAGGGCGGGGCGTTTGGTTCCGGCAACCCCGGCATGAGTGCGCCACAGCAAGCCTATAACGTGCTCTTTCCGAGGGGTTGAAGATGCCAGAACTTCAGCAGCCCGACATCGCGGGTAATTTCCTTAGCAGCTACTACACAGCGCAGCAGAAGCAGCAGGCTGATGCAGATCGTCAGCGGAACATGCAGCGTCAGGATGTGGCAGACGAGCGCGCGTCACAGCAGTTTGACATGCAGATGGACCTTGGCAAGATTCAGACGGCCAAGGCGAAAACTGATGCACTGAACGAAATCCTGTCAGGCGTTGACACGGCTAACCCTGCAAGCCTCGACATGGCAAAGCAGCGGTTCCTGCAGACCTTCGGCGGAGACCCGCAGGCAGTCGCTGGCATCACAATGGCGGACATCCCGCGCATCAAGATGCAGACGGGGCAGACGGCGGCGGAACTGGACTTGCAATACAAGCGGGCACAGATCGCAGCTACCAACAGGTCGAACCGTGGCGGTGCAGGCGGCGGCTCTGGTCCGGGCAGCGCAGCCCTTCAGCGCGCCCAGTTGGCGCAGGTATACGGGATTGACCCAAATTCAGAGGCGGGGAAGAGGTACGCACTAACGGGGCAACTTCCCGGTCCGCTTTCAGCGAAAGACAAGGGGGCTATCCTAGAGGCCGACCAAATGGCGCGAGCCACGAAGGAGGGCCTTGGCGCTTTGAGGCAGGCAAAACTCTTGAGCGGGAAAGCCTCGCAGGGTTGGGGGGCTAACACGCTATCTCAGGGCCTGTCCCTGCTTGGCGACGAGACGGCAATCAACACGCTCGACTTTGACAACATCATCAAATCGAACGTTCTGCCTCAGTTGAAGGTTATCTTCGGCGGTGCGCCAACCGAAGGCGAGCGTGCAATCTTGCTTGAGTTGCAGGGTTCTTCTTCTCTGTCTCGTGAAAACCGCGAACGCATTTTGGACCGCGCTATCAAAGCGGCGGAGGACAGATTACAGTTCTTCAGCAGCCAAGCGCAGGATCTGCGCGGTGGTACATATTACAGCCCGACACGGGGCCAAGCGCAGCCTGCACCGTCCCAGCCTGCCGCAACTGCGCCTGCCGCGCCAAAGAAGACTTTCACATCCGGCGGTTTCACCTTTGAGGAGGTTGACTAGTGCCCAAGTATCGCATCACGGCCCCGGATGGGAAGACGTACAACGTCACAGTGCCGGAAGGTCAGGATGTGAACCCGGAGGCTATCTTAGGGGCACTAAAAGCGCGCACAGCGCCAAAGCCCATGTCGCAAGACGAATATGGCACAGCCAAGGCTGCAAACATGGCGGGCCTTGGCTTTGGCGTGGGCGATGAAATCCTGGCTGGCCTTGGCTCAGTGTTCCGGCAAGACCTTGGCAACTACGACGAGCAATTAAAGTACATCCGAGGCTCGCAAGACAAACTGAACCGCGAGGACTTTGGGGCCTCCATCACGTCAAACCTGATCGGCGGCATTCCTGCGGCTATTGCCACGGGTGGCCCCGCGACGCAGGCCGTGGGGCGTCTTTTTCCTGTCGCCGGAACGGTTATGAATGCTGCCAACACAGGCAGGGTAGCAGGCGGAGTGACAAACGCGGCTATCACTGGGGCGGGCTTTGGCGCGGCGTCTGGGTTTGGCTCTGGTGAGGGAGGTGTGCAAAACAGGCTCGTGTCGGCTGCTTTAGGTGCCCCAATTGGGGCGGGCTTTGGCGCGACGGTCGAAGGGGTTGTTAGCCCTGCAGTCTCACGCTTCATCACCTACCTTCGCGGCAAGCCGCAACTCATCGACCCGGCAACCAAGCAGTTGACGCAGCAGGGCCAGCAGATCGCACAGCGTGCGGGCATTGACCCAAACCAACTGTCAGTTCAGATGCAGCGCGAGTTTGCGGACACGGCCCAGAGGGCCACTTCTCCGCAGGCACTCAATCAGGCGGGCGTCATTGCAGAGGCGGGATCGCTCCCGGTTCCCGTGAAACTCACGCAGGGGCAGGTTGATCTTCTGCCAGAGCAGCAGATGCTTGAGAGCCAAATGGCAAAGGATGCTTATGGCCGTCTTGCTGGTGAAAGAATGCGCTCCGCGTTCAGTGCCCAAGATGAAGCCCTGCAAGGCAACATGGAGGCAATTCGCGCGCGCATCACGGGCGGGACGCAATTTGCCGAACCGGGGCAGCGGGGCCTTGCTATCCAGCAGCCGCTTGCCCAAATGCGGGACGCTGCAGAGGAAAACGTGCGGTCCCTTTATACCGCCAGCAGGCAGGGTCAGGACGCATCCATTGAGCCAGGCACCTACCGCCAAGCAGTGCAAAACATCATTGGTGACGTGACGGACAATTTCGCCCCCGCCGATATCCCGAAGGTGTTTTCCAAGCTTGAGGGAATGCAGAAGGCGTCCATGCAGGCTGGATCTTCTGAGACGCTCGTATCGTCAGTCTTCAGGACGCGCCGTCAGTTGGTGTCCTTGCAGGCAGAGGGCGGCGCAGAGGGCGCAGCCGCTGGAGCCGCCAAGCGGTCGCTGGATAACTGGCTGGTCAATAGCCTCGATGAGGCGGCTATCTCTGGCGACAAGGAAGCAATCAGCCGCGCACGTCAGGCCATTTCCGCTTTCAGGGACTACAAGACCAAGTTTGACGGCGAAGACCTTGTGTCAAAACTGGTGGAGCGCGATCAGTTCTCAAGCACGCTCAAGAATGACCCGGAAACGGCCATCAGCGTGATTTTTGGACGTTCCGACACCGGCTTCTTTTCCAAGGCCAATGTGGCTCGCGACTTGGTCAAGATGAAGGGTCTGCTGGGTGAAAACTCTGAGGGCTGGAAGGCTCTGAAGGATGAGGCGTTGACGCGCATCCTGCGGAGTTCAGACGGCGGCGTGCTTCCTGATTCGCGTGGCTTCTCCGGGGCCAAACTGGTCAAGACATGGCAGGCGGCGACAGAAAAGCACCCTGAAGTCTTGCGTCAGTTGTTCACCGAACAGGAGCGGGCGCTTATCAGCCAGTTCGTCCGGGTGGCGCAGCGCATCACGACCACGGTTCCAGGCGGGTCAAATACCAGCAACACGTCAGCGGGGCTGATGCAGGCAGTGCGGCGCATGTTCTCAAGCGCGGTCTTTGGTCCGAAACTTGCGGCGCTGATTGACAGCACGCCGGTTCTGAAGGGCTTGCAGGATATCGCCTACGAGATGAAGGCGACCCGCTCGGCCATTGGCCAGATGCAGGTAGGCGCACAGCCAACCTTGCCGCTTGGCCAAGTCAGCCCGCAGACGGATGCAGCCTTGCGCGCGGCGGTGCCACTTGGCGCTCAGATGGGCGGCAATCGTCAGTAATCGTCAGGCGGGATCATCCTTGCCACCACAGCGGTCAGGATCAAAGCCCCGGCCCCTGCAAACGCATCACGACCCAGACCAAACCAGATGACTGCAAGACCGGCCCCGTAAACGAGGCGGATCTTCATATCTCTATCAAACAGTTTCATAGACCTAGTTTAGGGGCAAAACCCGAATGGCTCAACTCTTCCACCTTTCCGGCCAAACACTCGTAGACGGCAACTCATAAAGGTTATATATTTGTACTTTGGCACGACAAGGTACAGGTGGGCTTATGAGGCGGAAAAAAGGTAGTGGAGTAGCAAACCCGTGTGATTGTGGGAATCACGTATGGGCGGCAACGACGAAGGCCGGGGTTGCGCTGGCCAGCCCCCAGCACGCCGACATTCTCCGCTCTAAAAATTGGTCGAAAATCCCTGGCGGGTACGCCACGTCATCGAGCAGCGGCAAGACAATCTACTTGCACAAATTGTGCGCTGGCCCGCATGAGGGGTTTGAAGTGGATCACGTAAACCACAACAAGCTTGATAACCGGATAGAAAATATAAGGCTTGCTACAAGGCAGCAGAACGGCGCTTGGCGCAAACATTTTGGCAAGGGCCTTAAGGGGGTTCGCAAGCATCATCACAAGTGGGTGGCGCGCATTTCTATCTTTGGCCGCGAAAAGCATCTCGGATCATTTGAAACACAAGAGCAAGCGGCGAGGGCGTATGACGCCGCTGCTGTCGAAGCATATGGCGAATTTGCTTACACGAACAAAATGGAGTTTGGTTGATGGCGCAGTTGTTCTGGCTTAGTGGGCAAACATTGGTTGATGGCAATGGTGCCCCTTACGCAGCAGCCAAGGCCTCGTTTTTTGAGACCGGGACCACAACTCCCAAGGCCACGTACAGCAACGCTGGGTTGACCAGTGCCAACACGAATCCGGTCGTGGCTGATGCCAATGGCCGCTTCCCAGACATCTACCTAATCGCAGGCCGCTACAAGGTCACGCTCACAACCTCCGCTGACGTAGCCATTGACACGCTTGACCCAGTAGACGGCACATCCCAGCTTATCACGGCTGCTAGCGCACCTGCGACCACGTACCCCTTCCTCCGCTACTACAACACGACTACGGGGCTGGTTTCACGTAGATCGGCTGATAATACCACCTGGATCGAAGAAGGCCCTGTGGACTCCCTCATCAGCGGCGCGACAGTTTCTGAAGTCCTGACCGGCACGTCTACAGCCAAGGCAGTCACTCCAGACAGCCTTGCAGGCGTTTGGCAGCGTGGAGCGGATATTGCTTCAGCGTCGACGCTTTCGCTCCCGGCTGGCGGTGGGGGCGTGTTTAACGTCACGGGCACCACTGGCATCACTGGCATCTCTTCGGCTCAAGGCGGGCGAAGCGTTCGCTTGAGATTTGCAGGCTCGTTGGTGCTGACCCATAACGCCAGCAGCTTTATCCTTCCCGGCGCTCAAAATATTACCGTGTCGGCTGGCGATGTCGCGCACTTCATCAACGACGCAGCGCAGGATGCTTCGGGTTCAAACTGGCGCTGCTACGAGTTCCAGTATGCGGCGGGTGGTCCTGCATTGGCCCCGAATGCATCGTCCAAGACCGGGAACTATACCGCGACTGACGCGGACCGTGGCGGCTCAATTCGGTTCGCGGGGCTTTCTGCTGACGCTACACTGACGCTCCCGGCTGCATCAGGGCGAGCGGGTTTTCTGCTTTACGTCAGCAATACCGATACGTCGAACTGGGCCGTTACAATTGACCCCAACGGGGCAGAACTTCTGGATGGGTTCTCTACGCGAAAAACGTGGCCGCGCAGTAGCATTACGATTTTGTGTGACGGAACAGGGTGGCGCACGGTATCAGGCGAATATCGCGCGGTTTCAACCGCTGCTGTGCCAAGCCTTGGGGGCACAGTTTCGGTCAACCACGGGTTTGGCGTGAAGCCAGATAACGTGTGGGCCATCATCACCTGCACCTCGGCCAATCTCAGTTACTCTGTCGGCGACACCGTAATTTTGAACCCGACCGGCACGGCAAACGGCGGCGCAACACAGAATGGCGTTGGCGTTTACGCCGACGCAACCCTGATTGCAGCCGTTGTGTCTACGTCAGCAATTGCCGTGCCGACTAAAGGAACAGGCTCGTTTAACAACATCACGCTCGCGTCATGGACCTTGCAAGTGGTCGCGGTGACAGTTTGATGACCAGTGTAATTCTTGCGGCAATTGTCGGCGCACTGCTTTACCGCCTCCGTGGTGGCTGGCTTAACGACCTCGTCGGCTGGGGGCAGAAAACACAATTCAGCAGGCTAGCGTGGGCAATACCAACCGCAGCCCTGATGACATATTGCGCAGCCGCTCCGTGGTGGCTGGCGGTTGTTCTCACATTTACGAACTGGGGCGCGCTCGCCCTATTCGGCACGGGGCAATATCTGGGTGATGTACCACTACAGCGGACACCTGATTGGCTTGGCCTCGCACGCAACGCCTTGGCCTCTGTGTTTCTCGTCCTCTACGCCCCGTGGATGTTTGTGGCCTACGCCCTAAGCGGGGCCTGTCATGCGCTGTTCTACTGGCTAGGACATCGCACCGGGTACTCGTCGCAGGCTGGCGAACTTATCGTCGGTGGCGCGTCATGGGCAGTCATCGTTGCATTGAGAGTTTAGACAGCCTGGGGTTCCCCCTCCTTTCCCCAGGCTTAGTAGAGCGCGCCCTGCATCGCGTCTCTGCCATACCCGCGCCCCACGCGAGCGCGCGGGCCTTGTTTCACGTGAGGTTGATTATGTCGCCAGAACTTGTAGCCTTCTTGGGCCTGTTACTACTCTTGAGCATGGTTTCATACGATGCTGAATGAACGCAGTCTGAAAGCCCTTGTGGGCGTGCATCCTGACTTGGTGGCCGTGGTCAAGCGGGCCGCTGAGATTATGCCCGGCGGGTTTATCGTGACCGAGGGCATGAGGACCAAAGAGCGCCAGCGCGAGCTATTCGCCAAGGGATTGTCCAAGACGATGAACAGCCGCCACCTTGTTGGGCTGGCAGTGGACTTTGCCCCGCTTATAGACGGAGACGTGACGTGGAAGACCCCAGCATTCCTTCCGGTGATCAAGGCATTCAAGACGGCTTCTGCAGAACTGAAGATCCCGATAGTGAGTGGGGGCGATTGGAAGACGTTCCGAGATTTCCCACATATCGAGCTGGACAGAAAGGTCTACCGATGAGCAGCGAATTGGACCTTCATCGCGACTTTGGGCAGTTGCAAGGCACCGTGGCTTCCCTGACAGGCGAGGTCAAAGACCTAAAGTCAGAGGTCAAGGAACTCAAGGAAACGGTGACAGAGTTGACCGCGCTGCTCAATCAGGCCAAGGGCGCGAAATACGTCATATTCTTGGTCCCTGGCATCGTCGGCACCATTGCTGCAGTGCTTGGCTATTTTGGCCTGAAGGCCCTAGTTGGCCCGGTGTCGTAATGCCGAAGACAACAAAGCGTGCGTCTGAGCGCATTTTCTACCGCAGGGTAGAGAATTGGGAGATATGGGGCCACATTTGGTCTGCTCCGAGCCTAGTGTTCTGCGTCCTCGCATTTTTTCCCATTGCGATGATTTACACAATTCTGTCGCATACCTGACTCATATTGCCGCAACGGTAGAAAAGGTGACACGGTGCCAACTCCTCCGCTGAACAAGCAGGAATGGACTCGCCGAAAGGCTGTTATCGAAGATGCCTTACGCAAGGGGCACCCACCACCGGGAACGGCTGGTTCGCATATCCGGGGAGCCATTGCCATCGCAGCAGAGGCCCTTGGCATTGGCCCCGCAAGCCTCCAGAACTCAATCCACCGCGCCAAGATACTGAAGTTCTCTCCGCCCAAGTGGAGCCTCTACAAAGCCTCTGAGGCGGCAAAGATTGAACAGCAGACGCCGGATACGGTCAGAACGCGCAACCAAGTCGCAGATCTGCAGAAGCGCCTGACCGATGCGCTTGAGTACGCCAGCAAGCTGGAAGACATCCGCAAGTCGGTGTTTAACCTTCAGCCTGAAAGCCTTACTATCCCGACGTGGCAAATTAAGACAACGCCCGGCAAATCACAGCCCGAAATCCCGACGCTGTTTACGAGCGACTTTCAGGCGGGTGAGGTCATCCGCAGCGCGGAGCTAGACTTCCCGAACGACTACAACCCCGACATCTTCCGCGAGAGATATCGCAGGCTCATCAACACGGCTGGCAAGCTGCTACAGCGCGAAGACCCGCAGATGCGATACCCCGGCCTCGTCTATCTCAGGGGCGGGGACGCAGTGTCAGGGGACATCCACGCAGACCTAAGCGAGACGCAGGACACGGTCCCGACTGAGCAAACGCAGATGGTGGCCGAGGAAGAGATCCGAGGGCTAGAAGAACTGCTGAAGATGGTCCCGAAGGTCACGGTGTACAGCGTGCCAGGGAACCACGACCGGACAACCTTCAAGCCACGGGCCAAGCGTTTCGTTGCCCTGACTTATGACTACCTCGCGATATGGGCCATAGAGAGTTACTTCAAGGCCAAGGGTGAAACCCGCATCACTTTCTGCGCGCCCCCATCTGGTGACGCGCTTTATCAAGTCTACGGCACCACGCACGTTCTGACGCATGGGGACCGGATAGGGTCACGGGGGTCAGGTGGCTTCATAGGCCCCGCCGCAAATATCAGCAAGGGATCGCATAAGGTCCGCACGCAGTACGCGCGCATGGGCAAGCAGGTTGACTATGTGGATGTAGGTCACTTTCACACAGCAATGGTTCTGCCTAACGCCATCGTGAATGGGTCGCTTGCCGGGTTCAACGAATACGCGCGAACCGAACTGCGCTGCGAACCTGAGCCGCCAACACAGACCATGTGGTGGACCCATCCCAAGTGGGGCCTTACGACAATGCGAAAGTTGAGGGTGGACCATGACTAAACGACCCGCTGAAGAGATCACCGACCACGAAGACCCGGAGATGGTCACTAGGACAATCGCCTACCACGCCCTGCCGTATCCCTTTGGAGACCAGTCGGCACAGAGCATGTATATGTGGTGCGTTGAGCAAGTCTTGCAGCACCCTGAAACGCCCCTGACCGACAAGACGCGGGCTTTCATCAAAGACCTATTCGGCGACATCCTGGCTGCTGGGTCTGAAGTCCAAAAGCCACGCATTGAGGTGGTCAAATGAAGAGTGAGCGAACCCTTCGCATTGCAGAAGACGCAGGACCGTTCATTGCCAGCGTGTCGTTCAAGTTCAACAAGGAAAGCGGAGAGTGGGACATTCCACACTCTGTGTTCATTGAGGGGCGGGGCCGTTCCGGCACAGAACTCGACAACTGGCTAAACGAACTTGGCGTAAAACTGTCGAAAATACTTCAAGGCAAGAGGTGAAAATAGCCAATGGAAACCTGCAAAAGCTGCA